CCTTAGTTAGGGGATACCGGACCGGCGCAGTGCAACACCCGTGCCTTAGTACTTATGGCACGTATCTCTCCATAGGAAGGACTATCATTGCCAGCAACTATAGGTACAAATAGTACCAGGGTCAGACCTTACAAGGTCCGAGCTGGTCGCGCTACGACGAGGGACCGAATCGGTTCCTCGTCATCTAGCGCAACCTACAAGTTTGCTGGGACTCAGTATACTGAGTCTGAGGGCCACCCTTTCCGCAATTCAAAGCAGAAAGGGCTTTCGGATATAGGTGGAGAATTCTTCACCCAGAAGAGGTATCGGGAATTTGGACGAACAAAGAATCATCATGTTTCGTCTAATTTTCCTCGTCGGATTAGTCTGACGGGGACCTTCCCCCTACTGGCGATTAACCCCTCGCTTGTTCCGTATGCATCTAATGCGTATAGCTCAGATCCTGAGCTTGACGCCCTTGGTGCTACGGCTATCTCGCGAGTCGCTCCGAATAACCCAGTGGCCGGTCTTACTGCCGCACTGACTGAATTGAAGAGAGATGGGTTACCCCATCTTCCCGCGATCACTTCCAACTGGGAGGATCGGACACGCATTGCCAAAAATCTTGGTAATGAGTATCTCAATGTTCAGTTCGGCTATCTGCCTCTCGCTCATGACGCTTCCGACTTCGGAAGTACTGTCAGCCACGCCCACTCTGTTATTGAACAGTATAAGCGTGGTATCGGGAAGCCGATTCGTAGGACCTTTCACTTCGATGATATTCATACATCGTCGGAAACAATTATCAATACGGCGGCCTACCCACATGTGTGGGGACTGTCGTCTGATTGGTACAATATTTCCGCCGGTGCATCAACAGGTGTGCTTATCCAGCGAACCGAAACCACTAGAAAACAGTGGTTTTCCGGTTGCTTTACTTATTATTTCCCAGATGAGATACTGGGATCTAAGAAGCTGGCTGATCTTGCTATTCTAGGCAAGCAGCTTGGTCTGGAACCTTCACCAGAATTACTCTGGCAGGTAGCACCCTGGTCCTGGGCCGTTGATTGGTTCTCGAACACTGGTGATGTTATCACCAATTGGACGAGATTTCATGAGGACGGTCTGATTATGCGGTATGGGTATATGATGGAACATACCATCTGTAAAATTACCTATACTCTGCTAGGTGCACGCGCTACTGGAGGCGTGAATCTACCAGTTTCCGATGTGACTTCGGTTGTTGAAACGAAGGTACGCCGGAAAGCAAATCCCTATGGTTTCGGGGTTTCATGGAACGGTCTTTCGACCTTCCAAGCCTCGATCTTGGCCGCTATCGGTATTTCACGGTAGCGGTCGCAGTATAACTGCGTCCAAAATCACCAAAGGAGCAATGCCTCATGTCGTTTTCCGATCCGCAGTCTGTCACCTTCGCCGCGCCGCTTCCGGTCGGAGCCATCTCGCTACCACGGATTTCCGTGGGAACGAACGCTTCGACCTACAAAAGCGCCGACGGCTTGGTGCAGCTGACGGCCTCTTCCCAGTACGGGAAGCGCAACCGTCGGCTTCTGCGTCTCGATTACAGCAAAATCAGCGCTGACGTCTTTCAGCCGGACATCAATGTCCAGAAGTCGTCGTCAGTTTACCTCGTCGTCGATGGCCCCGCAGTGGGGTTCACAAACGCCGAGCTTCTCGAGGTCTACCGGGGGTTGAAGGGTGCCATGACGGCATCCACCGACCTCCTGATCTCGAAGCTGATTGGGGGCGAGAGTTAGTCTAACTCTTTTCTCCCAAGAGAGGTTCGAGGATAATTTGACCTTTTGGGGTCAGATCTTTCTCTTGCTTCTCATGCTGTTAATTATCTGGCTATTGTACATAGCTTTCCGTCATTTTGGACGGAAACTACTCCGCTTCCTTTTAAGAGGTCGCGAGTAGTCAGATAGAAGGCCCTCATTTGGCTAAGGAATAGCTACCCCCAATTAGGAGGACTATTGAAAAGCCTAATGTTGCTCTGGAGTGCTCTCTCAATCGAATTGGGAGAGCGATGCTGCACTAGCACCCACCGTGACAGAAAAACTGTCACTGGTCGTGTTGAACACGAAGGGTTACCGTTTTTAACGATAACCCTACCTCAGTTCGGTAAAGACTTCGAAAGGAGTCTTGAACTAGGTTTGGTTGATCGGCTGGCTTTCCAAGGTTTTTCATGGAAAGCTGGTCTCCCGGTATTTCTATCGGGTTTCCTCCGTCAAGTGTTCAACAGTAAAGACGGTCGTCTTCTCGACGATCCAAACATTGAGGCTGTAGCTGCCATCCGCCAACTAACATTGGTGTTTGGTAAGCTATTCCTCCTCACCAATAAGGAGAGAGAGAATGCCGCATTGCGCGGATTTGTCGATGTGGACAATGAGGTTAGAGAATATGTCGCAACCGGACCAGCAAGCATACCTGATGGGCGTGCTCGCTTGGCGAGGGTGGCGAATGTTCTCGCAGGACGGTGTCTCCGTAATGTTGAGCTGTCCCTGTCACGGGGAACGCTCGACGGAGTCTTTCCCACTCTTGAGTGGGGCGGACTTGGAGACCACGGAGAAGCTCGCTTTCCTTTTGGGGAACATGAGCTAACTCCTGTCCATGGTCCAGGTGCTACCGCTGACGGTCTTAAAGGTAACCGTAAGTGGATGCATGATTCCTGGACACAGCGCCTTGAAGAAGTCTTTCCAATGGATCGATTTCTTATTCCAAATCACTCCTTTTGGGAGCATTTGGACAAGGTAAACCTCATAGAACCCGGTTCTGAGCAACCTGTTAGGGTTATATCAGTTCCTAAGACCCAAAAGACACCTCGTATTATCGCCATCGAGCCTACTGTCATGATGTTCATGCAGAAAGCTCTTCAGATGTCGATCTACGAAGAGGTTGAGAGGGATAACCTCCTCAATTCCTTTATCGGCTTCCGTGATCAAGTTCCTAATCAGGAACTTGCTCGTGAAGGCTCCCGTACGGGCAAGCTGGCTACGCTAGACCTTAGCGAAGCTTCCGATCGTGTCTCTTGTCAGCATGTAGAAGACCTTTTCAGTTTCACACCTTCCTTGAAAAAGGCGGTGTTCGCTGTCAGGTCAACGAAGGCTGACGTCAATGGCGAGATTGTTCATCTTGCCAAATACGCGTCTATGGGTTCTGCACTTACTTTCCCTATCGAGGCATTGGTATTTATATCAATGGTTTTCCTCGGTATAGAGCGAGTGCATGGACGACCACTCACCCGCAAAGATATGAAATCTTTTGTGGGTAAGGTGCGTGTCTTCGGGGATGACATTATTGTCCCTGCGGAATATGTGCACTCAGTGATCGATACGCTTGAGTCCTTCGGGATGAAGGTAAATCGAAACAAGTCTTTCTGGACTGGAAAGTTCAGAGAGTCTTGTGGTAAGGAGTTTTACGACGGACACGATGTTTCTGTAGTTCGTGTTCGTCAACAGGCTCCTACCTCACTGACTGACGCTCAGGAGATTGTTTCTTGGGTGCAAATGAGTAACCAGTTTTACTACGCTGGCCTCTGGCAAACAACGAAACATCTGGACTCATTCATTTCCGGAATCCTTAAGGATTATCCGGTGGTGTCTGAGACCTCACCTGTGCTTGGTCGCCACTCTGTTATGGGTTATGAATACCATACAGTAGGTGGCAGGTATCAACGCCGGTTGGTTACCGGTTATGTTACCCGTGGTGTGATTCCTAGGAATACCCTGGATGATCACTACGCCTTGCTTAAGTGGTTTTCACTAAGAGGCGATTTGCCACTCGCTGATGAGAACCATTTGGAGCGTTCAGGACGCCCCCTCGTAGTCGGCATCAAACGAGGGCGGCACGTTCCGT